GTTTGTACCGAAAGGAGATAGGGCGAAGAAATGAAAAATTCAGAACAGCAAGTTGAGAGACAGGACGCATTGCTGGAGGAAACAGTTCATGTGTTTCATCAGCGGTTCGACATCGAGCATGCGTTTCCTCCTGGCGAAAGACCCGAGAGAAAAAAAGGATTGTTAAGAAGAATTTTCAATTGGTTTAAACGAGGCAAGAAGAATGGCAAGTGACCCAACGCCGGTTACAGGTAAGCAGCAAAAAACAAGCAGTAGGAAACAACACATCACTCGCAGCCCAGAGGAGATGGCGAAGAGGATTAGAGAGTTGGAGTCCGAGTTAGAAAGAATTCAGAAACGAATGATAGATACATGGGGCAGTTGTGATTAGTCGCATCAATCCAGAAATCTATGTCAACACGCCTGCCGGAGAAGGCCATGCCCTATTCCTCATTGACTACGGGCCAATGATTAATTCCGTGTGGGTAGTTCATCTCTTCAAAGACGGGTCTGTCATTCACGTAGACAGCCCTGAAATAAAAATCATGGGCAATGCCATGTACGGCATTGCTGACCCCGAGTCCCCCGTAAAACGAATGCCAGGACGATGACATACGAGAACGAAAATAAGTACACGGACGTTTACGACACCACAACATTACAGGTAGCTAATGATATTCATGCTGAGTCTCATGGCGCTCTTTCTTTTGAAGAGGCTAATGAACTTGCAGTGCAGGAGCTGCGGCGAATAGCTAAAGCGAAATACGAAATTAGAAACAAACACATTGAAGATTGCAAAGGTGGGCGAGTCACTGGTGGCAATAAGCCAACACTGCCGCGAATCCTTTGCACTATGTACGGGCCAGGTGACACAAGGAGACACAGAGATTTTTAAAAGAGCCAGAAGACATTTAAGAAAAAATAACATGACATACCTAGGACACTTTCGTTTTGCGTTTCGGCATGGTGTGCGATGCATACTGGCGGGAGTGGCCTTGATAGTTCATTCATTGCTGCCGTGTATTTTTAGGAGAGTTGGCAGTCGGCTAGTAGGTCGGCTTGCTAAAGACTTTAAAGAACATAGGTCAGGAGGATGAGCGTACCGCTGGTTGCAATCACAGGTTTGATTTACCTGTACGTTGCGATTGAGCAAACCTACAAGGGCAACCTGCCAATGGCTGTTACATACTTTGCTTACGCTCTTGCCAATGTAGGACTAATGTTTGCTGTAAAGTAATTTGAATTAAAGAAAATTAAAACGTATTAATTACCATCGAATGTTTGACCTGTCGGTGTTCGGTGGCGTGGTTGACAGGCGGAGGCTCTCGGTAACGAGAGATTGAGGGACGAGACATGACCACAAAGGCAAGCCCGAAAGTTGATAGCCTAGTCTCACGCTGACACAGCAGCAAAAGAAGCAACAAGCCCCAGACCTGTGTGAACTGGGGACGCACTAAAGCGACCGCAACCTCGAAAGCCAAGGGTACGCTGGGAGTGCAGGGGTCACACTGCAAGCATGCGGTGGGACTATCTCCCTGCGCACCTTGCTTCCCTTTCCTGAAAGCCAAGGTTGACCTGCAAGTATTAAGAAAGCAGTGGTCTATATATAGAGGCCCAGATTTTCTCCTTGACATGCATGGTGGACAAGCGTACAGTAATGCAACTTCATGGAGGTGAAGGGCTAAACGGAGTTTGGTTTCCCCACAATGGATTGACCTATCCCAGCATTGGCAAAGGATTGCCTTGCTGGATCAGGAGCGTCAGCACCAGAAGCGTAACTATGCATCTGGGTTGCATCTTTCTAAACACAGCACCTGGCTAGTTGGATTAGCTGGCGAGGTGGCAGTAAGCCTTGCATGCGGTCAGCCAATAGATGAAGAGCTGAGACCGGAAGGCGACAACGGCAAAGACTTCAGTTGTGACTTTGGCACAGTAGATGTCAAAGCTACCACTAGGATTCATTCACCAGACCTAGTTGTATTTCCTGACCAGAAGCACTGGGCTGACTACTACGTGCTGACAGTAGTTGATGTTCCTAATCAACAAGCTCGCATTGCCGGTTGGGCTACCCTCGAAGAGATACAGGCTGGTGACCTACACGACTACGGCTATGGCCCAAGGCTACGGCTGACAGAAGATGAACTACACGTAGGTCTTGTCCCATCAATGGAGTTTGCTCTGGAAGGAGCCGCTCCGTGAAGTGTCCGTCATGCAACAAAAATAAACATAAAACGAGTTTTAGTAAGGACGGTACTAGACCAAATGGTTTGTGTTGGCAATGCAAAGAGTGTGCTAAGAAAAGTCGCCAATCAAGTTACTGCGCTGCAAGACAGAAAATAATCAACATCAAAACAAAATACAAAGTCACAACAGAAGAAATAAAACTTTTAATGAAGATAGTTCATTGCGACTTATGTGGAAAAAAAATCTCATGGACACCTGGTGCGAAAACTCGTGCAATGATTGACCATTGTCATGACAGCAATCAGGTGCGAGGCATTCTTTGCAGTAGTTGCAATACAGGGTTAGGAAAAATAGGAGACACAGTAGCGACAGTAAAGCGAGCGTTGTCTTACGTTACGAATCCACCAGGCATTTACCGTGAACGAAAAGCAGCGAGCTGAGATGTTTGCTTGGGCCGACTTGCACAGGAGTTGTGCAGTTTGCCACTGGCCTGAGTCAGACGGGCGTAGGCGATTAGAGGTACACCATTTAGTTGGAGGAGCAAATAGACAGAAGGCACATACACCAAGGGCATACCTCACGTTGTGTAACAGATGCCACGGTGTGTACCACGGCGGGAAGGTAGTGGCTAACACGCCAGACCTAACGCTAGCAATTCTGCTAGAGGCTAAACGGGAGAGTGATCCTGAGCTTTACGACCCACAGTTTTTAGCAAAGTTAAAAAACAAAAAACATCTGGGAGTAGACCCAGAACCTATACCGGAATTTTACATGAACGAACGAGAACGAAACTTAACGTGGTCAAAAAGAAACCCCTGACTGCCCAGGTCATACGGGTCACCCGGCCTGACACTTTCATCATAAGGACAAACGTGCCAGCTATTTCAGCCAACGTGAATGTTTACGCAGTGCCTATTTGCACAAAGAACCATACGCCTGATTGCCAGCAAGCGATTGTGGATTGGGTGGAGGTGCATGCTGATCACGGAAGGTTGTACCTAGATAGTCATGAGTGGTGGAGAGATAGCTACGGTCGATTGCTTGTGGACTTGCTTGATGTTCAAAGCAAAGAAAGTCTGTGCGACTACCTAATCAAGAATGATTGTTGTGATGACCACCCGAACCATGTGTTCGATTGTTTAACGATGATGCTTGAATCAAAGGAACCTGACGATGTCTGACATTCATTGCGGAACTAAAGTAACTCTTACGAAGTGGGTAGTGCGTGTGTACTGGCCTACGCTCGGAGAGAACGCCGACTTCAGGTTTGCCAGCAAAGTAGGAACCTGGATTGGCAAGAACGAAAAAGTGCTTGGCAAAAGTAAAGCAACATCAATCGCACGATTAGTTGAAGAACAGTTTGGTTCGGTGAGTACTGTGCTTGTCGAGAATCGAGACAACTACGGTGAACTCGCATACTTGTTTTAGGAGCGACATGGCAAAAAGAAAAATAGATTCTCGTGCCCAGGGCGCGCGTGGTGAACGGTCTGGAGCGAAAGCTTGGTCGGAAACTTTTAACGTGAATAGTTTTAGGGGCTGCCAATTCGCAGGAGGCCCAGACTCACCTGACATCAAGACAGACCATACAGAGATACATGTTGAGGTTAAGAGGACAGAGAAAGGTAATCCATACAACTGGTTAGCCCAAGCAGTTGTAGATGCCAGAGGCAAAGTGCCTGTCGTGTTGCATCGTCGCAACAGAGAAGAATGGGTCTTAATTATGAGGTTGCAGGATGCCCCAAGATTTGCAGAGGAAATTCATAGACAAGGTCAGACGCTGGCTGATGAAACATTACCCAGTGAGATTCAAGATTCGGATCAAGCTGGTGGAGGGAAAGACTCTGCCAGACCGTCTGGGGGAATGGTATCTCGTGAACGAGGAACAGGGAGTGATACGACTGAGGAACGACCTGAGCAATGACACGCTGATTGACACACTACTGGAGGAATACGCCCATGCTAGGACTGAAGGACTCGAAGACGTTGACGGTAGAGAAGACCCCCATCACCACGCAACCTTCTGGGCTGAACTCGGAAGAATCACAAGCGCGTATAGAAACACTCCTTGGAGAACTAAGCCTGCTACTCCAGGCAGACCCATACTGGGGTGTATGCGTTAGCGTCTGGCAGCTATTGAGCCGCAAACGAGGGTATTACAACTGCGTAGAAGAACCCCTCGCAAACGCCAAAGGTGTGGCTGAGACAGGGATTAAACCTTGGAGATATCAACTCGCAAGGATTGGTGAAAAATACCGGAGACTCGGTGGCACTTTAAGGACATTTGATATTAGGCGAACGATGATGGACATAGCAGGCCATGCCGTCATTGCCGTCTTACTCGTGAGTGAAGGAGAGGACGATGGCGACCGTAGTTAAAATCGCACGTTGGTTGTTAAGCCACCGTGACCAGGCTCTACAGATTTATGAGCTTACTAAAGCATGGTCAACAGACATGTCTCTTGAAGAGAGATGGAAGATTGTTGATGCCGTTGCTCGAATTGTATTGCCGTTGTTTGAAGACGGTGGA